AGATCTTCAGCTAACGCAATGGATAGTGGTATTAATGTATTTACAGGAGATAAAGAAATAGAATTTAGAGGAAACTATGAAACAGATGGTTTTATATTTGTTAGACAAAATCAACCTTTACCTTTGACGATACTGTCATTATATCCTAAACTTCAAACAAACGATGGATAGAATAATCAATATTGTAAAGTACAAAGGTGAGCATGGTCAATATATTATGAAACAACAAATGAACCATCAGTTAATGGATAAAGATATGGAATTTGAAGGAGACGCAAACAACTTGGTACAAGATAATTTAGCATTTACAGGATTATTAGATGGCAAACCTATCTTTGCTGCAGGCATGAAAATTATTTGGAGTGGTGTTGCAGAAGGTTGGGTATTAGCTACTAAAGATGTTTTAGATCATCCTATAGCTGTTGCGAAAGCAATTAAAAAAGATTTTGCACGAATTGCTAAAGAAAACAATATCAATCGAGTTCAAAGTGCTATAAGAGCAAACTATACAACTGGTTTAAAATTTGCTAAATGGTTAGGATTAGAAGAAGAAGGATTAATGAGAAAATTTGGTTTTGATGGTTCGGATCAATATATGTATGCGAGGTTATTCTAATGAGTTGGCAAATGGCAGCAGTAGCTACAATAGGTGCAGTTACAGCTAAACAACAAGGAACTATTGGTAAATTTAATCAATCTGTTAACGAAAGAAATGCAGTAATTGCTGAACAAGAAAGTGAAGCTTTAAAAAAACAAGGTGAATTTGATATTGCACAATTTAATAAATCATATCAAAAACTAGTAGGTCAAACTGAAGTAGCATTTGCTAAATCTGGTGTAGTTTCTGGACAAGACACAGCATATAGAATTGCCGCAGCAAACGCTAAAGAAAAATATTTGCAAGAAAATATTATGAAATATAATTCTCAAGTTGCAGTTAGTAAAAAATTAGAAGAAGCAAACTTTGCAAGAATACAAGGATCAATGGCAAGAGAACAAGCTAGACTTGCTCAATTTCAAACAATAGGTTCTACAGGAACAAGTTTGTTAAACATGAGTAATTTTGGTGGTGGTCAATCCTATAGTAAAACATATACTGGCTTTGGAAAAAGTGGTTATGGTAGAGATCCTGGAGATATAATGTAATGCCAAAAATACCTACATTCACAACAGAAGCAAGACCAACAGCAGAAATTGGATCTATTAAATCTAATATTCAAATGAGTTTAGATCAAACTATTGGATCTACTCTAGCACCAATAACTAAACAAATTGTTGATCACAAAATAAAACAAAAAGATTTTGAAAATAAAACAGAAGCTTTAAAGTTAGAAAATGATTTTATTACAGATATGCAAAAAGTTTATGATGAAGCTAATATTTTAGAAAATGAAGATCAAGCTCAATCTATTGTAAAAAATAAATCTACTATGTTAATTCAAAAATATTCTAATTTAGCAAGTAATAAAAATTCAAAAACTTTATTTAATCAATATGCTTTATCTGAAGTTCAAAAGGGAATTTTTAGAACTAGTAATAAAGTTAAAGAAAATACTTTAATATCATTAGATAATAAAGTTACTCAAAAAGTAGAAAAATTAATGACAACAGCAATGTTGCAAAAAGATGGATTAGACTATCAAGTATTAGAACAAGATTTAAAAGATGTTTACACTATAAATTATCAAGGAAAAATATCAAATGCTCTTTTAACTAAAATACTTAATGAAGTACCTGATAAAGTAAAAGTGTTTGAAGTAGATCAAATGATTTCTAAAGATCCAAGAGGAACTTTGGAAATGTTAAAAGATGAAAAACAATTTGTTGGATTAACATCTAACTCAAGAGGTAAGTTAATAAAACAAGCTCAAAATACTTTAGCACCTATTGTTCAAGCTCAATGGAAATCTCATGTTGAGCAAATAAATGATGGTCAAGATGTAGAGCCTTTTGATTTAGATTTAGTAAAAGAAGTTCTTCCAGAAGAATCAGCAAACGCAATGATACAACAAGAAAGTATTTTTAGAGATACAGCAGATAATGTAAAAGTTATTCTTAGATCAAAAGAAAAAGATGTATTTGAGGTTACTCAAGGATTTATAGATGAAGCAAAAGAAATGCACCTTTATGATAAAGCGAAAGATATTAAGAAATTTTATGATTCAGTTTTAGCACAAAGAAGAGAAGATATAACAAAAGATCCTGTAGAATATACTATTAGAACTAATCCAGAAATTAAAAGTTTAGTACAAGAATTAGAAAACGAACAAGATGATAATATATCTGCAAGACTTTCTAAAGAACTTGCTGTTAAGATAATGGAAGCTCAAACTAATATTGGTATTAAAAAAATTAATCAAAAAGTTATGACAAAATCAATGTCATCACAATTTATAAATAATTACAAACAAGCAGCAAAAGAAAAAAATGTTAATTTACAAGAAGCTATGCTTCAAGGATTAGAAACTAAATATGGTGAATTAGAAAATGATGCATTAGCACAATTAATGCTTGAAGGATTACCTCAAGGTGCAAGAATGATAAGTGCAGGTTTTGCAACTCAAGAAGATAAACTAAAATTTTTAAGTCTTGATGATCCAGAAATAGTAAAAGATTTAACTCAAAATTTAAAAGATATGGGTGATACCGATGTAAGTTTTCAAAAAATGAGAACAGCTATTAGACAAAGTTCAGACTTTAAAGATATAGAAAACATGATTAAAAGAAATGTTCCTTTTGATCCTAGTGATGAAATTCCAGTAATTGAAGATGTTGTTGAATTTTTAGCAAAGTATGGAGCTAATGAATTTTTAAATGGTGATGTAAAAACTTTTAGTGCAGCAGCAGAAAAAGCAGCAAATTTTTTTACTAAAAATTTTGAAATAGAAGATACTTATTACTATTCAAAAACTTTGATAGATTCAACTACAGGAAAAACAATAGTTCCTAGAAAAATAGAAAGAAACAAACAAATGATGGAAGTTATTAAAGACAATTATTTATCAAAACTAGATTTAGCTTATTTTAGTTCTAAAAAAGAAGGCATTACAAACCAAGAGCTTACAGAAAAAATGCAATATAATATGAGAGAGCATGGAGAATGGAGAAATTCACCAGATGGAAAAGGTTTTCTTTTTGGAATTGTATTAAGTGGAAATAGTTTTGGTGTAGTTGAAGATAAAAATGGAAATCCATTATTTTTTCCAGCAGATTATGATGGAGATACTGTACCTGGATTTGATATTGTGGTTGATTTAGATATTGAAGCTAAAAAACAACAAGCTAGAGGATACCTTGGTATTCAAGAAAAAATGAATGAAAAAGATTTTGCTCTTGGAAAAAGACCAAGTGAAGTTTCGGAAGAAGCATTTACAGATATAATTAAATAATATGGCAAATTTTACATTTGGTTTAAACGTAAACGAAACAGCACAAGAATCTGGTTATGATCAATATAAAACTTCTTTTGGTGAAGTATTAGGTGCTACTTACGAAGAAACTATAAACTTTAATCCAGCATACAGATTATATAAAAACTATCAAATTTCAGATGCTAAAAATCAATCTATAGATGAAGGTGTAGAACCAATTAGCAAAGAACAATTAAATAAAGAATATTCAAACTTAGGTTTATTTTTTGAGCAAGATGAATATCCATCAGTTGTTGATATTATAGTTAATCAAAAAAAAGAAGAAAATGAAAGAAAAAGTATACTACAGCGTGGACCACAAGGATCTTGGAATCCTTTATCTGGTGGTTTTTATGTAGGTGCTGCAAAATTAGCAGTTGGTATTGGGGGTAGTTTTCTTGATCCTATAAATATTGGAGCTTCTTTTATTCCTGTATTTGGTCAAGCAAGATTTGCAAAACTTGTTGCACAACCAAGTATGACGCTTCCAAGAGCAAGAGCAATAAGAGGTGCTGTTGAAGGATCTTTTGGTGCTGCAGTTGTAGAACCTATTGTTTATACTTCTGCTCAAAAAGTGCAGGCAGATTATGGTTTAGTAGATAGTTTTATGAATATTAGTTTTGGAACTATTCTTGGAACTGGTTTACACGTAGGTGCTGGTAAATTAAAAGATATTAGAACTGCTAGAAAATTTCAAGAACAGCTTATTAAAAATAAAAAAGATTTAGATTCTGGTACTGGTGGAGAACCAGAATTAAATTTATATAAACAATATTATCCAGAAAATAGTGACATCATGATGAAACTAGAAAAAACAGATCCTAGAACTAGAGAACTATTATTAAGAAAAAGCATTGGAGATGTACTACAAGAAAATCCTGTAGATGTAACTGGTGTTGCTAATACTGATGCAACTCTTAGAGATGGAACTGCTAACCCACCAGAAAAAACATCTACTACTATTAAAAAATTAGTAAGTGATGAAATAGAATTACAAAACTTTAAACAAAAAATTATAAATAAAGATTCAGAAATTTTAGAAAAAGAAACTCCAATTATGGAAGAAAGATTATTAAATTTAAGAAACAAACAAACAGAATCTGGATATGATTTTAATTTTGGTGATGATTTAGAGGGAGAATTAACAGTTCAAAAAACAAAAGATAGTTTAGATGAATTAAAAACTAAATCAAAAGATTTAGAAAAAATTACAGCAGATTATATTAACTGTAGGAATGGTAGATAAGAATGGCTAAAAATGTATGTATAACTAGAATAGAAAATTTATTAAAAGAATCATCTTTTACTGGAATAAAAAAAGATGAAATAATGAATAGCCTTAAACAGGCTATGGCAGAAAGAAGACTTAATCGTATAGATGAAATTAATGTAGATGCTATTGCTAAAGATGTTACATCACAAATAAAAGCACAAAAAATAATAGATAGAGCTAATGCTTTAAATGATGAAATTATTAGAAGAACAAAAGTTCAATTTATCATTGATAACTATAATGGTGTTGAAGAAGAAGGTCTAATGGCAGCAATCGTTGGATCAAATGAATTAAGAGCGGGAGCTAGAGATTCAGTTGCTGTTGCTCAAGATGTTGCTCAAGCAGATTTAATTAATTCTTTTAAAGAAAAAATTAGAGAAGCTGGATTGGAAAAATTATTTACTGATGCAGATCTTCCAACACAAAAAAGAATAGCAATAGTTATGGAAGAAGCTGGAGCAAAACAAACTGAAATGGAAAAAAGAGCGGGTATAAAACCACCTATAACAGAAACTAATACTCAAATTAAAAAATTAGGAATACTAATGGAAGAACATTCTGAAGCAGTTAGAACAATGTTAAATGATAGAGGAGCTAACATTCCTAAAATTTGGGGTTGGGTTGTTAAACATAATCATGATCAATTTAATGTAAGAGCTGCAACAGAAACCTTGGGTATGAAATTATCAGATGTTAAAGCAGATGTTAATCTAAAAGGTACTGATGAAAATTATAATAAAAATTTTAAATCTTGGAAAAATTTTATATCTAAATACTTAGATGAAAGAACTTTTGATACTGTTGATGATAGAGAAGATTTTTTTGTAGACGTTTATAATTCTTTAGTAGGAAATAAAATTCAATTAGCGGAAGGAGTTAATAATGTTTTTGGATCAAAAAATTTAATTAAAGCAGCAGGTGGTAAAAGGGTTTTACATTTTAAGTCTGCAGCAGATTGGTTTACTTATCATGAAAAATTTGGTCATGGAAATCTTCAAGAAACATTTATGTCTGGATTATTAACAGCAGGAAGAAATATTGGAATGATAGATAAATTGGGATCTAACCCTAAAGCAAATTTTGATAAAATAAGAATAGCAGTATACAATCATGTTAAAAAAAGTGGAAGAGATTCATCTAAACTTGCTAGTGAAGAATATTTTAAAAAATTCTATATGCAGATAGATGGATCAAATCATACTGTAGAAAATTTTACTTTAGCAAAATATGGATCAATACTTAGAGTTATTCAAAACATAACAAAACTAGGTGGAGCTGCAGTATCTGCTCTTACTGATATTGGTCTTTATGGATCTGAAATGAAAGATCAAGGTGGCAAAACTTTATTAGGTGGAATGGGTGAAGCTTTTTCTTCTCTTGGAAAAATTAAGAATACAAAACAAAAAAAAGAAATAGCTGAAATGTCTGGATTAATGGTTGATGGAGCAATACATGATCTTGCTGGAAGAAACCAAGTAGGAGACAATTTAAGTAGAGGAGCAACTCAAGTACAAAAAACATTTTTTAAATTTAATTTATTACAATGGTGGACTAATACATTAAAAGAATCTGCTATGTTAGGTATGTCTAATTATTATGCAAGGCAAAAAAATTTACCTTACAATAAATTAGGTAAACAGCTTCAATTATTATTTACAAAATTTAATATAGATTCTAACAAATGGGATGTTATTAGAAAAAATGGAATGGTTAAAGCTGATGATGGTATGGAATTTATTAATATTGGTACGCTTGATAAAATTTCTGATGCAGATATTAAAAAAATTACAGGTATAGATAATTTAACTAAAAGAGAAATTGCAATAGAAAAACAAAAATTTAAACATTCTGTATCTGGAATACTTTTAGATAGAACTTTATTTGCTGTAATTCAACCAGATGCTAGAGTTAAAGGAATTATGAAACAAGGAACTTTAGCGGGTACTCCTATAGGAGAAGCTGTTAGTTTTCTTGGTCAATTTAAAGGTTTTCCTGTTGCAATATTTAATAAAGTAATAGGTAGAGATTTAGCATATATGAGAGCTGGACCAAATCAAGATATAGGGAGAGGTGCAAGAGGAATAGCGGCAACTATAGTTACAAGTGCTTTATTAGGTTATGCTTCAATGACTATAAAAGATATTTTAAAAGGAAGATCACCAAGAGATCCTTCTAAATTAAATACAGTTCTAGCATCTTTATTACAAGGTGGTGGTCTTGGTTTATATGGAGATGTTTTATTTAGAGAGCAAAGAGATGGATCAACAATTATAGCCGGTCTTGCTGGACCAACCGCAACAACTGTAGCAGACGTATTACTTGCTATTAATTATGGTATTCGTGGAGAAGGTGGTAAAGCAGGTAAAGCTGCTTATAGAGCGGTAAGTAGTAATATACCTTTTATGAATTTATTTTATATTAAAACAGCATATGACTATTTAATAGGTTTTAACATGATGGAAACTATGTCTCCAGGAGCTCTAAAAAGAGTGGAAAGAAGAATGAAAAAAGAATATAATCAAGAATATTTATTGACTAAACCATCATCAAAGTTTAAAGGTTTTTAACATATGACAATATCATCGACAACAGTAAAGAACTCCTACTCTGGTAATGGTACACTAGATACGTTCAACTATACTTTTAAAGTTTTTGCAGACGCAGATATTCAAGTTATTATTAGAGATGCAACAGCAACTGAAACAGTTAAGACATTAACTACTCACTACAC